GACAGAATATTAGCAAGTTCTGTCTCAGCATCAAGACCATGAATCGCTTTCAAGTCTTGAGCGAGTTCCAATGAGTACTCAGCTTTCAAAGCACGAGACTTAGCTGTAACAGTAGCTTTCTCGATTGTGAAGCCCATTTCGTTGAATGCAGAACCACCGGATGAACCAAGTGCTTCAGCATCAGCTGTTGGCATACCACCGGCAGCAATCGAAGTAAGACGATCGTTGTCGATAGAAGAGTCAGAGTTAGAATCAGTGATTCCATACAGACCTGATGGATTATCAGAATCGTGCGTTGCAGAAGAATCACCAGAGAATTTGGTTTCTGCTTCGTTGAAGAGAGCTTCACGGTTGGCAGTAGATCCACCCTGATAGCGTGACTTCATTGCGAAGATCAGGCCAGTTGGACCAGTCATTGGCTGAACACCGCAGATGTCATATGCCATAAGGTTAGGCATTGCACGGCGAACGAGAGCAATAAGAACTGGGTTCCAGTTAGCGGCAGAAGAAGTGTTGTTAGCCGGTGCGGCTTCCATCAGTCCTTCTTCGCGAAGTGCGATTTCTTGGTTTTCCAAGACTGCTGCGGTTACAGCTTTTCTGTGCTTATCAGCAATGGTGCCTGCGGACTCTTCATTCAGAACCGGTGCCCATTTTTCGATCAGCTTATCATATGCAAGTACGTTATGCATTTGTTTGGACTCCTAATTATTGGGTTTTCTTAAGGGCTGCGAGGTACTGAGCCATTGAACCAGAAGCTTCTACGATATCATCGCTTTCGCTTTCATCTGATTCAACAAAGTCAGCAGACTCTGTTTTGGTTGCTTTATTAAAGTATGATTCCTTGACAGTAGCTACTTTCTTAGCGAAAGTTTCTTCATCGTCGAAGTCCACATCTTCTACTAAAGACTTAAGCTTCTCAACTTGAGTATCGGCAAGATCACGAGATGCTTCACGAATGATAGCTTCGCGCTTGTAAGACTCAAGTTCTTCAGCCATTGCGATTGCTTTACCAGTTGTTTCGTTGAGTTTTTCTTCAAGCTCTTCAACTGTTTCGGCGAGATCATCAACCAGGTCGACTTTTGATTCCGGAACTTCGATATAAGACTCAGTAAACAGGTCTTTCAACTTGTTCATGAAATCTTCGGCAATCTCAGTACGGAGGCCGGTCTGGATGGCAACTTTGTTTTCTTCCATCCAGTTTTCAACTACGTAGTTAAGGTAGCTGTCAACTTTCTCTACGAGATCCTCTTTGGTAGAAGCAATTTCTGCCTCGAGTTCTTCGTTGTACTTTTCTTCGAGACGATCGATCTCTTCAGCAAGCTTTGATTTGATAGCAGCTTCGAAGATGATGGATGCTTTATCTTTGAACTCTTCGGAAAGAGTTGCTTCGTTATTGATAAGAGCATTCAGGTCATCAGAGAAATCTGCTTCGTAGTTCAGTGCAGGTGCAGCATCTGCTTCATCTGCATCGAGTTCTACATCTTCAGACATCAGCTTCTTCAGAGCAACAGCAAGATCTTCTTTCTTCATAGCTGCCATATGGTTATAAGCGGCATTGATCATACCGGCTTTTGTCCCAGGCAACTTCTGCATCGGATCTTTCTTTGTCTGATCGCCTTTACGCGCTTTGGCTGTTCCAGTTGCACCACCTGCTTTATCAACAGATGCTACTGACTGTGCTTCAGCGTTTTTAGGATCGTGAGCTTCTTCCACGACTTCGTTGTCATCGTCATGGAGTTCAACTTCTTGATCTTCAATCATTTGATCTTCAGTCATCAGTGACTCCTTTTATATTTTTTGTTTGAGCAACGAGAGGAAATTCTTAAACTCACGAACCTGAGTCTCATAGAGATCAGCACGTGGAGCCTTTTTAATTTCTGTCTCCATTTTTTCAATAGCTCGAGCTTCAATAATGCCGTTGTTCCATACCCACTCTACACCTTCCATTATCCCATTAACGAAAGCACTAGGTGCTGAAGGATCTTGAACAATATCTACTGCATTGAGTAGAAAGTCGTCTTTAACGACCATTGCGTCATTAGTCCGCATCAAACTTCCCATACCACGAGTCGAAACACCCAGTTTGACACCGCCTTCCAGGAGACCTTCAACGATCTTACCCATTGGAGTATTCAAAATGGTTGCTTTACCCACAACATCGTTACCGGACCAATTCAAGTTTTCGATCTTGTGAGAAACTTTATCTAAATTAACAGTAGGTCCTTCAGGGTGATTTAATTCACCAACCGCACGGCCTTTTGAAACCTGCTCATTAACATATTTGCTAACAGCACCTTCCATTACATTGCGCGGATAAATTCTACCGTTACGATTCTTTTGTTCAGCTGACATGAAAATACCTTCAATGGAATATTTCTTTCCACCGTCTTTGGTAGCTTCTGTAAGCACCTCAATATTTTGATCAGTATATTCTGCA